GCACCATTTGCTAGAGTTGTAACATTATCTCCATCATAGTTTTTACCCATTGCAGTTTGTCTATAAAGACTTACAGCAAGTGGCATTACCATATCCTCTAAAGCTGTTACAGTATCTATAGTAACAAACTTATAAGGAAACCCCGCATCTTTGATTGCTTTACCAATCTCTTTCAACTCTTGTAAATTTTCAGCTTTAAGTTTTATTGCTTCTACATAATCAGAACCATTCTCTAAATCAATAATCAAATTGCCATCTAACCCTGCATATGCAGTAGTTTTACCTGTTTTAGGCTTTGAATAAATCACAATTCTCTTAGGATTTACCCTTTCTGCCTTTACTTTTTTAGTTGGAAGTACTATACTCATATTATTTTGTTTTTAATGCCCTTGCAAGTCTCTGAAATCCTTCTGCAATTTCTAAAAGAATAGCTGATACATCTTCAGTATCTTCTATATCCTTAAGTTTTGGAATAAACTCTTGTTCAAAATCAGGAAACTGATTAATCACTTTCATTTGTTCTTTAGGAGCTGCTACAGGTTCTTCATTCTTTCTCTTTTCATACTCAGCAAATGTCATGGTATTACCTTTCCATATTACTTTTAACTCAGACAGATTTACAAGATATGATTCCCAATAATTACCCTCATAACCACCCTTTTTAATTGGATACTCACTTGCATAATGTGGGTTTGCCTTGTAAACAAACAATGGTCTGTTCTCATCATACGGTTCAAGATCAACTACAAAATCTTCATGATCTTTTACTTTCTCAACTAACTCAATATAGATGTCTCTATTTTTCTTGAGCTCTCCCTCAAACATTTGTACATTTTTTCCCGGCAATGGGCTTAAATTTGAATAAAAAGGTGTCTTAATTGTAAAGTCAGAATTTGTTGCACCAACTTTATCTAACACTCCCTTGTGTACCAAATAGTAATCCTCTCTTCGGTTTTTTCTAATTAAATTTTCATCTCTTATCATACTCTATTATTTGTTATTTCACTAGCTGGTGGTGAGTCAAGTTCTATAAATCTCATTGTACTTCTATCTAGAGTATAAAACCCTGTTCTAGTTGTACCATTTCTAGATTTTAGAAAGTGAAACACCAACATGTTTTCATCCTTGATTATTAAACGATCTGGTCCATATACACTTATTCTTCTATCAAATGGTCTATTAATACCAATTACAATATCTGCATGTTGTAATAAAGCATCTGAACCATAAATATCAGAATCAAGAATATAATTACCATATGTACCTGGTTTGTTTCTCTCAGGAGAATCACTACCTCTATTTAACTGACTTAGTATTAAGAAAGATACTGGATACTTTTTCTTCATGTATGTCATAGCTTCACCAAGATTGTTAAGCATATCAAATTTGTCTTTTTCATGCTTGTCTTTCTTTAATAATGCTGAGTGATCAATACATACTAGTAGATTTCTATATACCTCTCTTTCTCCATTTTCATCTGTAATAGTTTTCTTGTACTTTTCGCATTCATCATGTATAGATGCACACATCTCATTTACTGTACACGGATCATAAATTACATTTGTTCTACCCTCACTATCTATTGAGTCATAAATACCTATTAGCTTCTGAATACTTTCCCTTCCTAATTTCTGGTACTTACTCATCAGAATTTCATAGGATAAACCACTCTTAATAGATAACTTCCTTACACCATCTGTTTCATCAACCATTTCCAATTGGAACTTTAATATTCTGAAATCTTGATCTTGATTCAATTCAATAATATCAGATGTCATTTGCTCCATGAATAGTGTCTTACCAACACCAGGTCTAGCACCTACTACAGTAATGGTTCTCCACTCAATACCATTTACAAAAGCATCATTAAATTTAGGCCATGCAGTTTTTAAGGGTTTTATATTTCCCTTACTTACATCTATAATCTTTTGTATTGCTTTTTTTATGGTATCTTTCTCACTAACTCTTGTAATAGGGTGGGCTCCCTCAAATAGTTTCTTACTCATACATATCTCTCTTTAAATCTTGGGGTATCATCTTCTACATTATTGACAATCATCTCACAATAGTTTGCCAATTTTGATTCAAATGTTTTATCAAGAGATTGTTTTCTTATGAAATAATGTGAAGTACTCATATAATCAAATCCATTTTCTGAGTATTCATTCACATACTTTCTTGCTGCACTGAATATAATTTCCCAACTATAAGAATAGTTTTCAAAAAACCATCTAAAGACAGGCTCTAAATTCTTTGCATTCACTCTTGCATAACTCCCACTGGGTAACTTCTTGTTTGGAAATAAAAGATTATAATCAGTAATATTTTGCATAAAATCAGCACCCATAATAACTTGGGCACTTTTCTTCTTACTCTTTCTAAAATATCCATTTATTTCTTCAATAAAGATAATACTTTTATCTGTTATTTCCAATTTATCTGTTAACCACCCACCATTTTTTAACCTTGTGATTTCAAGATTTACATTGACAATATCAGCAGGCTTTGTCTTTTTAGACAAACTGTATAAGACATAAAAACTATTGGGATTTATTTGTTCCCTTATCAACTTTTCAAACAATTCTTCCATGCTACCAATTTATTGATTTTCCCGACATCTTTTTTATTATAGCTCTGGTTCTCATGAATATATTATCTGAATTCCATTTAGACCCTGAGTAAGCTGCACTTGCAGGATGTTTTACAGTAAATTTATAACTGGTTGTATCATTAGTAAGTTCAGACCACTCTTCAGCTTTTCTACCCATATATACATATATTAGTCCTGGATTATAGTTATTTAACCAGTCTAATAGATATGCTGTAAATGGTTTCCATATCTCATAATGTGCACCTATTTTACCAACTTCAGTAGTAAGAGCTGTATTCAATAATAATATACCCTGATTTGACCATCTTTTCAAGTCTACATCAGTACTTATTTGCTCTCCGTTGTAAACAGTTTTGTTTACTTCATCTAGGATATATCTTAAGCTTGGTTGCAATTTATTGGTATTACTGCAACTAAATGCAATACCATCTGCTACCCCAACTTGTGGATATGGATCCTGGCCAACAATTACCATTTGTAGTTCATGATATGGACATTCCTCAAATGCTCTAAAGACTTGTTTTAATGTTGGTGTGAACCTCTTATCTTTTATACTTTGTTCATAAAGTTTTGTCAATATTGTCTCAAACTCAGAACTAAATATAAATGATTTAAATACTCTACCCCAACCACTTGGTTCAAGTTTATCAAACAATTTTTGTTTAATTTCTTCAATTTCTAATTCTACTTTCATTTTTTTATTATTTTTGTTAAAATTACAATTATGCCGGTAAATGTTTTTGAAATAAAAGATGATTCTCTTGTAGACATCAAAGTCAATAAAAATTATTACTTTATGACTAAGGCTAGTTTAGCATATTTATTCAAATTAAATATGGATAAAGGTGCTGATGCTGAAAATCTAGAAAGTATTAAAGACTTAACTTACCCCGATATGTCAGACTTCCAAAGAACATTTTATACATTGTCCTTATTGGTTGCTGAGATTGAAAGATCTGCTAAGGTTCAAGAAAAGGTTGAAGAAAAAGAAATTCTAGTACCCGGAGATGAGGGCTATGAGCCCCCTATCCAAGGTTAAGATTAAAATTCTCTCTACCAATATCTATACAACTCTGTATAGCCAACATTAATTCATCTTTAGTACAGTTTGCAAATGATTTATCTTGCAAACCTGATTTCTCTTTTATCAGTTGTTTCATATCATCAAAGTTATATCCCGACTCTTTTGACAACTCTCTAATACACGCATGTACTTTTGCAAGTTGTGCTTTACTATGGTCCTTACCCACATAATCTAAAAACATTTCCACGGTTTGACCCTCTGATAATTTTGATACAAAAATCTCAAATAAGATTTTGTCCTCTGGACTATTATACACAAGTTTACCGTCTTTCTTTTTAAACTTACCTGAAAACATTACCAACCATTTATAGTTTGAAGACAAAACCCACGGAAGTCTAGAAATAAATCCTTTGTAGGTATTTTTACTGTATCTATTTGTTCAATATATACAATCCATTTTTGAGCTATAGCTTCATCATTAGCACATGATAGAAATGTAACCCCTGGAATTTTATCATAACTATAATAATAGTAGTCATATCCATTTTGGCTTTCCTCATCAAGTACATCTATTCTCTTAAAACCCAGTTCTATTAGTTCTTCCTCTGTCATTTTTCTATCATTGTTTCTATAAACACAGTATGATTTAAGACCTCAAAAGCATATGTATAGTTTAAATCCTTATATGCTTCATTATCTTTAGTATATATCCCGTGTTCTTTGATTCTTAAATCTCTTAAACTCTGTATGCTTAATGTTACTATAGCAAGATTATCTCCATCTTCTGATTTCATCATACTCACAATGTTTCTTATCTCAGCTTCATTTAGATAATTATACTTCTTAAGTAACATTAGCTCAGCCATATATACAAAAGGGCGGAATTCATCTTTCTTAGACCCTTTATGGTACATATACCATAGATAGTTCAGATTACCATCTGTACCATCAGTAATATTATAATGTTCTTCGGCAATTGCTGCCACAAGTTTTAACATGTCTTTTGCGTCTCTCATAAATTTTAGTTTAGAAAATATACCTAATTGTGTTCCAAGGTATAATGGAGTCATGTAACGCTCTAAATTGTTCAATATATTTAGATTTACTTCCGGCTTTGTACCTAATATTTCTTCCTCCATACTGGGATATTTTTGATTCCTGTATATCTGGTCTCCAGAGAATCTCCTCACCCATGATGGCATTTTCCAAATTGTATTCATGTTTTTCTTTATTATGTGTAAGAAATATTACTTCTGCTTTGACATCTCTATAAGCTTGATTAAAATACAATTTATCCCTAGTATAGGCATCATCATCAATTAACTCAAATAAATGTTTGTAATCTTCTAACCACTCATCATATACAATAACAGGACTAAAGTTTAAATGAACTTCATAACCTGCTATAACAAAATTAGTGATAGCTCTTATTCTTTCATTAATTGTACTTGTGTTTGGTTCTAAGATCTGTCTTAATTTTTCCGGCATAAGACTAAATCTTATTCTAATCTTACCTTGTGGATTAAATTTAAGAAATTCTTTGTTCACATACTTAGTAGCAAATGAACCCATAGCAAGTGGATGGTCTCTAAAGAACTCAAATATTCTTTCCCAGTTATGATACTTAGCATGTAAAGCAAAGTCTTCATTGCATGAGATGTCATAAGTAATATATTCTCCTGTTTGATTAGGCTTCTTTACATCAGCAAACCAAACATGGTTGTTAATTGCTGTCAGGACATCCATAGGATTTGTTGCTATAGATAATCCTTCTGGCTTGTGTCTTTTCATGTAGCAATAGCTACAATTGTACAAACAGCCATGACCAAAGGATGGACTGATATAATCAGTTGACCTTCCTGATGGCCTTATTTTCATAGATTTTCTAGTAACTTTCTCTACCAGACTCACTTATCAAGTTTTATCTGGTGGTCATCCAGTATCTCAAAAAACTTATTCCGGATTCTTTCTACCATATCCCACTCTTCTTGCTTAAGTTCTTCATACTTCCATAGTGTTCTTAGCTCTTGAGAAATATCCCATAAAGCTGAGTACATCTTGCCACCTTGTACAGCAAAGTCAAACTCTGCTTGGTCTTCTGGTAAATTAAATGTCATTTTAATTTTTGCCATCTTATTCTGATTTAAAAGTTTCGTTGTAGTATTGTTCTGCATTATCAATAATACCATCATCTTCACATCCATTATCCCAAGCATCTATTATTTGCTCCTTCTCCATTTCTTTGGCTTGTTTAATTTGTTCCTGCCATTCACTTGTGTGGTCTCCGCATATCTGCTCAACCAACCACTCTACTGCTGTTTGTTTCATATAAGGGATATTTTTATAGGTTTTTGTCCTTTATCATACAAGTTATGCCGTTTGTTTCATAACTTATAGGCTTAAAATTTTTCAAGTTTTTTAA